ACCACTGACGGGCTTGGCGATTTCGGCGGCTCCGCTAATGACACCATCAACATCCGCGTGCCTGCGATTGCTGGGGCGCACACCCGTACTCTGCGCGACACTGATCGCAGCCTGACTACGGATGATCTGGTTGAGCACAACATTCCGGTGCAACTCACCGAGCATGTGTACTCCGCGATCAAGCTGACGGATGAGCAGCGCACCCTGGACATTCGGGATTTCGCCCGCCAGGTGCTGTTCCCTCAGGTCAGTGCTGTTGCTTACAAACTGGAAGATCTGATTGTCGAGAAGTTGGTCGATGCGGCCCCGTATGACGAGGTTATCGACATCGATCCGGCCGACACCTTCCCGGCGTTTGTGGACGCCCGTAAGAAGCTCAACGATGCGAATGTGCCGGATCAGAGCCGGGTTCTCGTTGTGGGCTCCGCTGTTGAGGCTGCGATCCTGAAAGATCCGCAGTTCCGTTACGCCCAGCAGTCCGGTGACAGCAATGCGCTGCGTCGGGCCTACCTGGGTCAGATCGCCGGCATGCAGGCTTTCCGTTCCAACGCAATCGATCCGGATGTTGCCTACGAGTGGCATCCGACTGCGTTTGTGTATGTCAACCGCGCTCCGAAGATCTCTGAGGGCATCGTAGCGTCGGCCTCGTATGGTGCCGACAATGTGGCTCTGCGGTGGCTGGCTGACTGGAGCTACTCCGAGATCGGTCTGCGGTCGCTGTGCGACGTGTTCACCGGCTACAAGGTCATCACCGAGAAGGACGGCTCGTTCGTTCGCGGCGTGAAGCTGAAGCTCGCTGGTGGTGCTCCGAAGAAGGCTCCCGCCCCTGCGAAGGCTGACGCTTAATCCTCATGAATCCGTTAGCGTCCGTACCTGACCTTGAGAGGTTGATGAAGCGGACGTTCTCCGGTGCCGATCTTGACCAGGCGGATATCGTTTTGGATGCGGTATCCGCCTGGGCAAGAAGCGTTTCGGGTCAGTCTTGGCCTGAGGCTCCGGTCGGAGTGCCGTCCGACGTTATGTACGTTGTGCTGGCTGCGGCGCGGCGTGTTCTGGTGAATCCTGATGGGGTTACCCAGGAGTCGATGGGCCCGTTCAGTAAGAGCTATGAGAAGCCGCCGAAGGACTTCTTCACGCTGGCCGAGTTGGCGATTCTGAAGCGTTATCGGCCGAAGGCCAATAGCGGTCTTTTCACTGTGGGTTTCAATCGCGGCGAGAAGGCTAACTGGGGCCGGGTTGGGCATCTGTTCATTGATGGGCAGCCGGTTCCGGTGATTTGGCCGAATGATCCTGGCTACGAGCAGTCTTGGATTCCGAATGCTCGCCCTTGAGCCGGTCACCGTCTATCGCGGCGGCACTGACCGTAAGGGCAATCCGTCGAAGGAGCCGGTTGGCGAGGTTGAGGTCGCTTTCGATTGGGGGAGCGGCCTTTCCCGTTCGATGGGCGACTTTGATCGGGCTGAGTCTGCGTCCGGTACGCCGCATGCTTATGTGGTTAAGGGCACTGATTTGAAGGCTCGTGACAGGATTGAGCGCGGGAACGGTGAACGCTATTCGGTTGTCGGTCACGCTGTTTGGGATCAGCCGCACGAGGTTTCCGTTTTCGGGAACGTGTGGGTGTGTTTCAAGTTGGAGTCGATGAATGGCTAGTAATCCGAGAGGGAAGAACTTCCTCCATGACATTCAGACGAAGCAGTATCGGCAGAGTCCTGCGTACCGGCTGGCGTTGAATTCGCCTGCGTTGGCGATCAAGTTGCGGAACAAGTCACTTGAGGTTGTCCGTCTGTATCAGGCGCGGGTCGGTAAGAAGACCGGCCGGTTGGCTGCGTCGGCTGAGGCGAAGGTTCGTATCGGCGGCAGGCAGAAGGATCGCATTATCGGTGTGGCTTCGATCAACGATGGGTCTGTTCAGTCGGAGTGGAAGGGCAAACCGTTCTATTACGGTGTGTATCACGAGCAGGGCACGTTGAACAGTAAGCGGGCCCGCCGGCGTGATCCGAATGGTGGGCGCGGGCCTCGTCCTGGCTACTACGAGTTGCGGCGTGCGGCTCAGCAGTGGAGGGGTGGCCCGTGAGTATTGAGTTCCCTGACTGGTATGAGGACACGTTTGTTGATGTCGAGTCGATGCTGATCGACCTGTTTTCGCGTCTTCTTCCCGGCGTGGAGTGTGGCTGCTGGAGTCCGGATGATTGGTTGGATGATCCTGAGCCCGATCCGCAGTTGCTATTTTTCCGCCTTCCCGGTGTTCGGGTGGACTATGACCGGTTTTCGGATGTGTGTCATGTTCAGGTGGCGGCGATAACACCTTCGCGGGATGACTCGTGGCGGCTGATCGATTTCGTTCGGGCGGTGATCTTGCCTATGCAGGGTTTCCGCATTCAGATGTCGGATGGGTTCACGGCGACTGTGTGGGTTTCGGATGACGTTTCTGGCCCCGAGTTGTTGACTCCCGAGCAGCAGATCGATAATCGCGTGGTTACTGCGGTGTTCTATTTGAGGGTTGGTTTGCGTAGTCGCAAACGGTATGACCAAATCATTTCTGGGCTGTAGCGGCCCATCTATTTAAGGAAGTTTAGAAAATTGGCTACTGATTTCTTGTCGCTGAAAAACGCGCAGGCCGATCTGGCTCTTGCGCCTCTTAACCTTACGGTGCTGCTGGCACCGTATTCGGCTACCCCGGCGGAAACCCTTGAGGGGCCGGATGGGCTGCTGGATGTTCCGGCTGAGTACGAGTCGGTTGGGCATTTCCAGAAGCAGGCCGGTCTGAGCATGATGGTCGATATGTCCTCGCAGGACATTGAGGCTTATGGCGAGTCCGATCCGATCCGCAATATCATTTCGCGGAAAAAGACCTCGTTTGATTTCGTCATGTTTGAGAACAAAAAGCTGGTTCTTGAACTGATCCATTCGGCCGACTTCTCTGATGTCACTCCGTCTGCGAACGGTGGCATTGTTCTTCCGTCTCCGACGACGCCGAAGAACCGTTACTACCGTGCCGCTCTCGTGGGTCAGGATGACCATGAGGAAGGCGAGGTGTGGGTCTACTGGCTGATGCCGAAGGTGAAGCTGGACAAGCTGGACAACCAGACCCTGAACGATGACAACGTGCTTGAGTACAAGCCCACGTTGACTGCGTTCAAGGACGACGAACTGGGTTACAGCGTTGCTCAGGGCTTCGCCGGGCCGGGTTGGAAGGCTCTGGCTGATCTGGCTGGGTTCGGCACCACTAAGGCTGCTGCTGAGGCTCCCAAGAAGCCTGCTGGCGGCACCACTGCCACCACTGGTGGTTCGACTGCCGGTTCGGATACTTCCGGCAGCTAGTTTCTGTTGGTTGAGTGGCGGGGAGACGTTTCGGAGGTGAGCGTCTCCCCGCCTCAACTTTTCTGTTGTGTGTTGTGTTGCTTGAGAATTGGGGATGAAGGACTAATGGCTGCTAATCGTAAGATGCAGGTTGTTGAGGGTGAGGTTGAGGAGAATCTGTTCGCGGAGCTTGTTGCTTCCGTTCGGGTTCCCGAGCCGTTGGTGGTTGTGCCGGGGAAGCTTACCGCGCAGTACCCTCCGGCCCGCCGGGTGAATCAACTGTTGATCGCTGTGAGTGTTGAGGATCAGATCCGAGCCGTTTTCGGTGATGACTTTGAGTTCGCCGCTGAACTGTTCCTTGATCAGCCTCTTGAGGTGTGGAACAAGTTCATGGAGAGGTACAACGAGCACATGTTCGGTGATCGGGACACGGGAAAATAGCTATCGTCTCCGAGATCGTCTCCAAGTGGTGGACTGCTCTTGAGTGGGATTTCGGGGAGTATCTGGGTGTTAACGCTTTGGAGTTTTTGTTAGCACCGTGCCGTTGCCGTGGTTGCGTCGGCAGGGTGTGGGAGTTGCGGAACTGGGATCAGTTTCTGCGTCTGTATCAGACTGTTTCGCAGATCACCGGCTCCTACACTCAGGCGGCGCAGATCCAAGATCCGGATGTGATTGAGGTTTTGGTTTCGATTAAGCCTGATGACACTCCGAAGCCGCCGCCGTGGTGGCGTTTCACTGATGAGATGCACAGGCTGACTGATATTGCTGACCAGTTGATCGCCTCGCGGGCTCAGAGTGCTGATGTGAAGTTCTATCCCCGGCCGGTGAATCCGGCTGTGAAGGAACGGAAGAAGCGGATCATTTCCAAGCAGGACGACGATATCGCGAAGGCCCGTAGGGCGAACGCGGAGCGGCGAGGTTTGAGGAAGATAATTGAATAGGGGTTGCTTTGTCTGAGTATGTGGTCGCCCAGGCGGCAGTCCTCATCGTCCCTACCCTTAAAGGGTTTGAGAAGAAACTCAATGCCGAGCTTCAGCGCATGCAGCGCAAGGCTCTTGAGGTCAACGTCAAGGGCAATACGAAGCCTCTTGTTAAGGATTACGAGAAGGCTAGGGCTTGGATTGAGTCTCAGGACATCAAGGTCAATGCGAAGGTCAATACTCGCTTTCTGACTGAGATCCGCCATGAGTATGAAGACCTTTCGCGTGATATGCAGAAGGGTTTGATGCTGAACCTGAAGGTTGCTGGCCTTCAGTTGTTGCCGCAGTTGGCTGTTGGTTTGGCTGCCGCGAATGCTTCGATGGTTCAGTTGGCGCAGTCTGCTTTGGTGCTTCCTGGCTTGCTTTCGGGTGTGGCTTCTTCTCTGAGTTCGGTGCTGGTCGGCGTCAATGGGGTTAAGGATGCGTTCAAAGAGTATGGGGACGCGCAGAAGAACGCCGCCCAGGAGGGTTTGAAGGCCCGTAATGCTGCGGTCAATGTCCGTAATTCGTATCGGGATCTTGGGCGGGCGATTAAGGACACTCAGCGCAATCTGGAGGATTTGAACGCCCAGTTGCGTGACGCCCCGCTGGATGAGGCTGAGGCGATCATCAGGTTGGCTGAGGCGCGGGCTGAGGCTGCCGAGGTTGATGGTAAGTCTGGTTTGCAGCGGCAGAAGGATACGATTGCGATCCGGCGTGCCGAGAATGATCTGGCGAATACGCGGATGCGTAACTCGCGCCTGATTGATGATGTGGCTACCGCTAACGCGAAGGGTGTCGCCGGCGCGGATGCGGTGGTTGAGGCTACGGAGCGGTTGTCGAAGGCTGTCGATGACGCGGATACTAAGGCGACGAAGCTTTCGGATTCGCTGAAGCAGCTTTCTCCGAATGCCCAGAATTTCGTTGAGACTGTCACGGGTATGGCGGATCAGTGGAATGCGCTGAAGAATACGGTGCAGGACAGGCTGTTTGACGGTTTGGGTGCTGAGGTTGCCCGGTTGGCGCAGAACGATCTGCCGATCTTGCAGCGGGGTTTGGCTGCGATTGCCTCCGAGGTGAATGGCAATCTGAAGACTGCGATGGCGTCTCTTCAGACTGGCAACAATCAAGGCTTCATGGAGCGGATGTTCGGTAACACGGCGACTGCTCAGGCCGAGTTCGATAATACGATCCGGCCGTTCATCGACGGCATGATGCGTCTGTCTGCTGTTGGTTCGGATTTCTTGCCACGGCTGTCTCAGGGCTTGACTGATGTTACGGAGCGGTTCAATAACTTTGTTGTTCGGGCGGATCAGGATGGTTCGCTTGAGAATTGGATCGACGGCGGTCTTGATGCGCTGACGGATCTGGGTAACTCAATCATCAATATCGGTTCGATGTTGAATTCGGTGGCCGAGGCTTTCACCGGTTCTGGCGGCAATAGTCTGCTTGAGACGTTGGAGCAGGCTACGGCGCGGATGTCTGAGTTCCTGGCTTCTGATGAGGGTCAGGCGAGGATGAAGCAGTTCTTCATCGATGCCCGTCTTGAGCTTGCGAAGTGGAAGCCGGTTCTTGATGAGTTGCCCAATATTTTGGGTAATCTCGCTGAGGCTGGCGGCGCGTGGGCGAATGCGTTCCTGCCGTTCTTGCGAACTGCGGCGCAGTTACTTGGTCAGCATCCTGGGTTGGTGCAGGCTGTTTTTGGTGCCTACATGGTGTGGAATAACGTAGTCCCGGTTGTTAAGGGTGTTCGGGATTCTGTTCGCACTTTGAACGAGGGCATCACCAATCTTCATGTGAACACGTTCGGTAACGCTCAGGGCCATGTCGGCAAGTTCGCGACGGCGATGGACACGGCGAAGCAGAAGGTCAGCAATGTGACGGCGGCGATCATGTCGCCTGCCGGGTTGTTGGCTGGCGCGACTGCGCTGGTGACGTACATGACCACCAAGTTGGTGGGTGCCCATGATGCTGCGGCTGCTGCTGCTCAGCGGCAGAAGTCTGATCTTGATGAGTTGACGGCCACGTTGGATAACGTGACGGGTGCGGCCACGAGAGCCACGCAGGCGATGGTCACTAAGGACATCCGCGAGGGCTTGAACGAGGCTACCGGCCAGAAGACCGCCATCACCGACAAGGTGCTCAAGGGTGGCACGATTGAGGATCTTGGCCGGAAGGTTATTTCCGGTGATCTTCAGGGTGCCCTGGATATGGTTCCTGGTGCTGCTACTGCGGATACTGTGAAAAAGACTCCTTGGTGGCAGAACGTGGGCGCGGTTCTTGAGAGTAAGGGAATCGACGCCCAGACGGTTGCGGATGCGCTGAACGGCGATCCTAATGCGAAGAAGAAGTTTGAGGAGTGGCAGCTAGCTGAGATGCGCTCCAATGCTCCTCCATTGATGGCTGGTGCGAGCAAAAATGTTCTTCAGGGGCTTGAAGACGCCGGCTTGAGCCTTGTTCAGACTCCTGACCTTCTGGATTTGCAGAATGAGCTATCTCCGGAGGTGAAAGAAGGCACTGTTGCGCGGCAGGAGATTTACGCCCAGTACGAGAAGTTCAAGACAAGTCAGTCCAGCGTTCAGCAGCAGAACCAGGATGCTTTCGGCCGGTATCAACTGAAGCCGAATAGCCCGTTCTCTCAGCTTGGAGTGATGTCGGAGGTGACTGTCGGCCAGGACGGCGGCGGTCTGATTGTCCGTTCGGAGCCCCAGAAGGATTCGCCTTTAGCGCAGCAGTTGGCTGATGAGGGTGTCTCTTTCAAGCCTGGGGCTCAGGGAATTATCGTCAATGTTCCTGTGGACAAGATCGATACGTTCTTCCGGAAGTTCGCGGCTGGCGGGATGGTTTCTGGGCCGGGTACTGGCACTTCTGACAGCATCATGGCGCGGCTGTCTAACGGCGAGTTCGTTGTGAATGCTCAGGCTACGCAGAAGCATTTGCCTTTGCTTGAGCAGATCAATGGCGGCGGTATGCCGGGGTTCGCTGATGGCGGGAAGATCCAGATCAAGATTGGTGGCGCTGCTAAGACTTCTGGTGTGGTTGGCGGCGGCATTGGGCCTAACGCGATTAAGACGCCGACTATCGCTCCTCCTGCTGCTACTGGCAAGGTGCGTGCCGATAAGGAGAGGCCGCTACCTAATCCACCTAACTACAACCCGATTACTGCTATCGGTAAGGGCTTGGGTGTTATCCCTGGCTATAAGCAGGTCAGTGCGGGTTCCACTAAGATCTCCACGGAGAATTCGGCGTGGAAGGCGATGAATGCGCCGCCGCCGCCGTCGAACAAGATCACGGGCACGGTGAAGGTGACTTCGCCGGGGATGTCTTATCCGGATTTTGTGAAGTCGGTGGCTTCTAATGTGGCGGGTAAGCCTATGGACTTGCCTAAGCCTGCGGCACCGGCTCAGAAGGATGCGCCAGCGAAGCCCGTAACAACTCCTGCGGCTCAGAAGCCTGCCACTCCTCCTGCGGCACCTCCTGTGGCCGCGAAGCCGGTGGCCCCTGTAGCACCGGTTGTGCATGGCGATGGAACGGTTCACGGCAATGGGGCGTCTCCCGGTTATTTGGGTGATGCGCCGAAGGCCGGTTCAGCCCCTGTGCTGATTGCTCCCGTTGCAAGCGCACCTGTCACTCCGGTTGCTTTGCCGCCTGAGATGCTGGGCAGGCTTGCTCCATACGGGCTGCCGCTGCGCTCTGCGATCAGTTATGGGCAGGCGGGTTTCCCGTCATGGGTTTACAACCTGGGCGGCCAGTTCGGGATGCTTGCATCGACTTACGATGGGCATCAGGAAGGTTCGGGCCAGAACAGGGGTATCGACTGGGCACCGGATGGGGTGGCGTGGAATACGCCTGAGGGTGCAGAGAAGATGACACGCTTCGCTAAGTTCCTGGCTTCGACGGGGATGATGGAGCAGGTCATCTATCAGAATCCGTTCACGGGCGAGACTGTTGGCGTGTTCAACGGGAAGATGGTTGGCCCCGGCACCGATATGCCTGGGTATTACATCGATGACTGGTCTGGGCATCAGGATCACATACATACCCGCACTTCGGTGCAGATCCCTGATCCGTCGATGTTGCAGCAGTTGGGTCTAACTTCTGGCTCTTTGGTTCCCGGCACTGCTTTGACCCTTGAGGATCTGGTCAATGCTGCGATGTCTAACAAGCCTGTGGCTGGTTCGCCGTCGAATATGGCGACGGTATCCACTCCGACTGGCGTTCAGATGCCGCAGTACACCTACACCAACACTGGTGGGGTGACGAGCGGTGGAACACCTTCGGCTGCGTCTGCGAACCAGGCTGCGGGCCCGCTGGCGAGCATTCTGAGCATGTTCGGAA